GAACAGGAAGCCGGCATTATCGAAACGGTAGACGGTGAAGCCCTTTGGTATAACAACAGTTACAACAAAATCCGTGTAGTACAGTACTGGTATAAGGAATATGGCAAAAAACACGTATTTATGACAAAGGAAGGATTGATTGATGAAGAAAACCCTTTGTTTGTTGTGTTAATGGCTATGGGTAAAAAGCCTACTAGCATTCCAGATACTAAAATTAGATATGCAACCTTCGCCGATGATGTACTACTAGAAGAAGGAGAAAGTCCTTATAAGCACGGCAAATTCCCATTAGTGCGTGAATATTGCTACTATACCGGTGAACTAGCAGAAGATGAACTAGAACCAGCTGGCGTAGTTCGTGATATTAAGGATGCACAAAGGGAACTCAATAAAAACCGTAGTCAACGCATGCATGTTGTTAATCAACAGTCTTTAGGCGTTAAGTTCTGGACTGGTCAAATAGATGAACGTGTTAAACGTGATATTGAAAAGAACAGTACAAAACCGGGTGCAAATATTATGCTACCTCCGGGAGTAACATTCCAAGACGGAACACCGGCAATGGATAGCAATATTAATTTAAGCCTTGAACAACAAGCAAGTAATGATTTCTATTCCATTAGCGGTATCACTCCGGAAAGTCTAAGCGGTAGCGTTGGCGCTATGAGCGGCAAAGCGATTGATTTACGCCAATCTGTAACTACAGTTCAAACGGCTGGCATCTTTGAACAAGCGAAAGAAGCAGAACGCCAGATTGTTAAATTACTATGGGGTGAAAAGAACGCTCCGGGGTTAATTCCACAATTCTATAACCAATATAAAGCCATGCGCATTATGGGTGATGATGGGCAAAAAGAATTTGTACAAATTGCACCGGGCCTTAACCAACCAATGCAAGAACAGGTTTTAACCGATGCACTAGGTCAACCGCAGCGTGATGCGGAAGGCAACCCAATCAAACAGGTTTTATATGATCTAAGCTGCTTTGATTTTGATATTGTAATCAGCACTAGCCAAGCCAGCGCAACGGCAAGACGTGCTAACCTCTATCAATTATTGGAAGCTAAGAAATCCGGCGTTGATATTCCTATGGATATTATTCTTGATTTCATGGATTTCCCAGAAAAAGAAACAGTCAAGAAACGCATTCAAGAAATGTCAGAAAAGCCAGCCATGCCAGAATTGCGTGTTAGCGGTAGCTTAGATGATATGCCAGCGGAAGCATTGAGTATGTACTTACAAACGCTAGGCGTTGAAATTTCGCCACAACAAATTATGGCGGAGCGCTTAGCATTGAAAGGTAGACAACCAAACATTCAAAATGCACCGCAAATTTTACCGCCTGTGAACGATTTAGGCACTATGTAATATAAACTATCAACACAATAACAAACGCTCCGTAATGGGGCGTTTTTTATATTTCTTTCGCCCTAAGTAATGGCGTTAAAAGGCTTGCTTATACATTATCGCCCGGTAACGGCGTTAAACTGCCATATTCTTATATTCGTCCGGCAATGACGTTAAAAGGCAATAAGGGGTATTTGATATGAAAGACGAATTAGTAAACATCGAAGAAGCTGGTTTCACGCCGGAAGATTTAGAGAATGCTGGCGTTGAATTGGAAACAACCGAAGAAACGGATACACAGGAAACTGCACCAGATGAACCCTCTACAGATGATGCGGTAGAAAGTGATGCGAATGATGCGGAAGTAGAACCGGAAACGCCGAACACAAACGAAGAAACGGAAGAAACGCATGCGAACGATCATAACTTAAAGGCGGCACTTGCACAGGAACGCGCAAGACGTAAAGCAGCGGAAGAACGTGCTAGACAATACGAAGCACAACAACGGCCAATTACATTGCCAGACGAAGAAGTATCAAATATTCGCGACTTTGTACGCCGTGAAGCATTGAAACGCTTTAATATTACGGCGGAAGATTTAGAAGGTTTGATGTATGAAGATGCTGAAAAGTACAACGAATTTATTCGTTTTGAAGCTAATGCAGAATATGCGATTACTAATCAGCAAATTGCAGTACATCAACAACGGCAAAAAAACGTAAATTTTGTGAATGAAATTAAATCGCTACCAAACTTTAATGAGTTGTATCAACGTGGTGTAGAAAAGCTAAACGGAATGACGATGCGTGATGCACAACCTGTCAACGATGCTTTCTATCGTGTTGATAATGGTGAAGGTACGGAAGCCGATTTTGAAACCATTAGAAAATTTGTTGACGAATTGCAAGACGAACGGGCAACCAGTACCGAAGTTCCAAACAACCCACTAGAAGTAGCGGCGACATTGCCAAAGGCTGGCGCTCTAAATGGTGGCGTTCCTACACCTAACAAGGTAACGGAAGAAGATATTTTGAAAGCGTATGACACAGGCAATCTTGATGCATTGCCGGACGATGTACGCAAATATTTTGACGAATTATAAGAGGTAATATATGGCAGAACAAAGAAATCAAGTAACTATCCCAGCGACGTTAGTCCCTAAGATTTGGACTAAAAAAGTATGGCACGAAGGTTTGAAAGAATCCTTTTTCGATAAATTCACGGCTCTTGACGGATCCAATGTAGTACACAAAAACAAAGACTTAACAGGCGTTAAAGGTGATGCAGTTACATTCGGTTTGATGATGAATTTAAGCGGTGCCGGTGTTGAAGGTAACCGTGCGACATTGACTGGTAATGAAGAAGCATTGAATATCTATGACTTCACCGTACAAACTCAATTAGTACGTAATGCGGTTTCTCGCTACGAAGCGGACGATCAAAAAACGCAATACGACATGTTGAAAGAAATCAAAGGTGCGTTAAAACAATGGTTAGCAGATTGGCAAGATAACAAGTTAATCGCTAAACTTTCCGCATCTCCTACCGCTGGTGAAACACTTTATGCATCTTCCGCCGGTACGCAAGCATCTATTACGGCTAATGATAAACTAACCACTACACTTATTTCTCGTGCTAAACGTAAGGCGCAAATGCACGGCCCTAAAGTACAACCGATTAAAGTTGACGGCATGGACAAATTCATTATGTTGGTTTCTCCTTGGGCAGCTCGTGATTTGAAAGATGATGCAAAATGGTTGGCAGCACAACAAAACGCCAACGTTCGTGGTTCTAAAAACCCTATTTTCACAGGCGCATTAGGCGAATATGACGGCGTTATTCTTTACGAATACGAACGCGTATTGAACGACAAAACAGGCGCATCTAGCGCTAACGTATGCCACAACTTATTGTTAGGTAAACAAGCGGCATGCTTTGCGGTATCTCGTCCAGCGAAACATATCAAACAAGTGGACGACTACGGCAACGTAGAAGGTAACGGCATCGCTTTCTATGGCGCAATCGAAAAATCCAAGTTCAATAGCAAAGATTACGGCGTAATCAATGTTATGACTGGTGGCGTAGTAGAAGCGTAAGTATGATAGGCGGGGTAACACCCGCCTTTATTCTTATATGGGGTGAATATGAACGTAAAACAACTCATTAATAGGGCGTTCATGCAAATAGGCGATACCTCGCAAGAACAATATACTCCGTATTACTTAATGGAGTATTACAACGAGGGCAATCATCTATTAAATGCCCTAATCGGTCAATATTGCCCGAGCCTTGCAACAGGCACATTTGAAGGTACCGGAAAAGGACGGATCACTTTGCCTTTTCAATGTATCAGTATATTGAAAGTCAAAGCAGATGATGCGGAAGTAGATAGGTACCAAGTATTGAATTTGCAAACGGTTGTATTTGATGCAGACAAAGAGCAGAAAATCACCGTTGATTATATAAAGACTGCTGGCTATAAGATGCTCGAAGATGATAGCGGACTACCGGCAGAACTAGAAACATTATTAGTTGACTATGTCGTATATAGGGTTATGAACCTTGATATTTCCGGAATATCGGCAAATATGATTAGTGCGTTGCAATCGATTAATAATGGGTTAGGTAACAATGATAGTGTGATTGCGGAAGGATACTGGAATTATGGTAGTAAGAGAATTGATTACTCTCGTTAATGTAGAGTCAAACGAAATCCTTGACGAACAACTAGAATATATCCAGTACATCAACGCAGCGATTGACTGGCTAACAACTATCCTAGTGAGCATCAAAGATCGAGAAGTTGTTAAGAATATGGATATACCGGATAAAAGGGCGGTTCCTTCCGATTTCATGGGGTTCGTTCCTAAAACTGGCTATCCTATCCGCATCATAAACGGTACATTTGAAACGTATGACGGGGAAACGGTTAATCAAGTATTTTATAGCGTAAGAAAAAATCACATTGATGATTTAGACGATACTATTCCGTTTTCCGAATTTTTTCATCAATATCTAGTACAGCTTATATCTTTCATGGTAAAGAAGAAATCACTTATGACTGATTATGCTGCCTATGATAAGACGTTCATCGATTACATCACAGAGCAAATCAAAACGGCACGAGGTATCACATAATGGGCGTAAAACAGGTAGCAATAACAAACGGCTTCCGATTGGGCCTTGATTGGTCGAACCCACCGGAAAACATTGACATTCAAGCCTTAACACAGGCTAGGCAATGCGAATTCGACAGGACAGATAATGCCTTGCGTACCGTTCCGGGTGTTCGTGTATTGTATGATTTTGGACTACCAGTAGAAACGCTATATTATGATGTCTATCGCAACAAATGGTATTTTTCTAGTGGTAGAAATCTATATTCTACTGATTTCAATACTAATACATTACTAGGCACGTTAAACGGCACAGGAGAGCCAAAGTATCATGCATTTGGCGGTGATATTCTCATTGCTAGTGGTGATAAATTACAAGTTATCTCCGGTGCTGGTAAATTGGCTACTATCGAAAGTCCTGTATGCGATATAGTATCCAGCCATTCTGGGCGTGTACTGATTGCATCGACTCATTCGCATCGGTTGAACTGGTCGGCAGTAGGCGACTACAATGCGTGGACTCACAACAATAACGATGCATCTAGTGCGCAATATGTGGACGTTGGCTATAAAGACCAAGGCAGCATCATTGCAGTTGATTTCTTATCACGTGCAATTATCGTATATAAGGAATACGGGCGCGTGTATCAAGTTATTGGCACGCCAGATGCACGGAATTTAACGGTATACCCTCTATCCTATACTGGTTACTGTAGTGGGGCAACGATAAGCGTTGATGATCGTAGTTATTATTTAGGCAATCAAGGATTTATGTCATTTATGCCTACTAATACCTATGCGCAGGTTCAGCCGTTTGAAACCGGGCTGAATATAAATTCATATCTATTAAAGTACATTACAAAAGATTGTGATGTATGGCACATATCTAGCCGTAAGCAAATATGGATTAAGCCATATAATGGCGATACGATATTCATTTACCATTACTTGCCACGCTATGAGGACGGTCGAGGTGTGTTTACATCAAGAAAATTCACGCACAATATCAATGATGCGGTAAACGTGGATAAAGAAGTATACGTAGCATACGGCAATAAGATTGGCATCTTAGATGAAACGATAGATACCGATGACGATGTACAAATTCAAACGTCGATAGTAAGCGGTAATAGGCTTGCAACAAGACAATTCATATTAATTATGAACTACAATTTTGTGACGCACAACCTAATACCCGGCTATGGTACTATTGGCATTTCAAACAAAAAGCCTAAACCGATTGAATTCGCTAGTAAAGCGGTTAAAACCTACTATGCTAATTTCAAGACCTACGATTATAAAGCGTTGATGAACGTCAATGAGTATACGAAGGCTTATAAAATTGGTGGCGGTGCTAACCGTAATGTGCAGTTTAAAATAAACGTTCAAAAGGGCGCTATTTCATTACGCCAGTTAGATTACACATACGAGGAAGTATAATATATGGCTTATAAAGAAAAATACCCTTTGGATATTACGCCACAGGGTGATACAGTTCCGGAAAGTATCAAAAAAAACCGTGATGAACTGTTAAATATTGCGCAACAAATAGAACTAAAAGCCGGCGGTGGTGGTACTGGCGGCGGTGGTGGCGGTAGCCTAAGAAATCGCGTATTAAGTGGCAAGGTAAGCAATGGCGAATTCTCATTCTTAACCGGCGATAATTTAAGCGTAATGATTGACGGCAGTCAAACGCCTGTTCTTGTTTCGTTTGCGGACGGCTTCAACGATTATGGCGCGGTTGATTATATCCAAACAATTAACCGTAAACAAAGCGTATGGAGCCTACCGGCTAATAGTACATCGTATTTATACGTTGAACGTTCAGCATCTGGCGGCCTAACTTATGGCAGTACAACGCTTGAACCAATGCGCCAGCCAAATGCACCAGCAGCGGCAACGGATAAAATGTATTACAATACCACAAACGAAAAAATGTATGTGTATACTGGCACGTATTGGAAAGCTATATTGCGCGTGGTGGTAGCAGTTGCCGTTACAGATGCAACACGTGTTAAATCAATCAAATATTATGATCCATACTTAAATACCGCAACAGATGCCGTAATCGGCACGCGTACGGTTGATGGTAAAGCGTATGAATTAACAGACATTCTTAATCAAATGGCGGAAGCTATTAAAAAGATTGCTGGTGATGCTAACTTTACAAACAACCCAAGCCGTACACTTAAAACCATTACGGATACAGTAAACGGATTAAGTAGTGTATATTATCGTAAAACTGATACAGTAGCAGAAGCAACACACGCGAAAAGTGCAGATGTAGCAACACGGGCCACAACTGCCGATACTGCTACAAACGTTGCAACGTGCGTTAAAAAGGCCGGCGATACCATGACAGGTACGTTAAAGGTTCCGGGCCTTTCCAATGATCCGATTGATTTAGATTATCTTGCTAACAACAAGGCTGGTTATAGTGGCTTTACGTTCGGCGAATTAAATAACTACCGCATATGGGGTACTGCTTATTGGGGTATTGGCGCCATGTTTCCGTGGTATACAAGCCAAGACCGCGTACTAGGTACTCAACTTTATTTTGCTAACAGTAATGCGGCATTTATTCGTTTTGATACAAATACCAAGGGCATGAACGAATGGCAACGCATCGCAACGTTTGAAAACAATAATACGCTAACTTTCCCAAATGGCGCTAAATTGAGGATAGAATAATGCCTAATCTAGTACTAGAAAAAAACGGTCAAACATACCGTTTCGGACTTAACACAGATAGATCCGTAACAAATGGTAAAGCGGTACCGGTTCCATATAACGGCGTTGATTACTACGCACGATATGGAAACGATGCAACACCGTTAAAAATCGAAGTAAACGGCCAGACGTATTATATCCAATATGATGCCATAGAATTTGCGCGGTATTATTGGGAACGCCGTGCAAGTGATACAAGCGGATATAGTACAACTTTGTTTTTTCCTAAAGGCCGGTATCGCGTAACGCTTGACGGTAGAAATAATAGAAGTTGGGATATCAATATTAATGATAGCGGGAATAGAACCGTATCAATCAGTTTTCCGGGTTCTACGAATAACAAGCGTTTAGAATGTTCAATAAGTGGTGTATTTAATGATTACGTCGTATCTGGTTATAACTGGAACAAGGTAATGATTGAACGAATAGGGGATTAATGATGCAACTTGAAAGCCTTGAAAGCATGATAAAAGACTATGAACGGCGCACGGGCGAACGTATCAGCCTTGAAGGTTTTTATTTCGATGAAAACAACAATTACAAAGATAAATATAACTACTACTTTAAATGGTTCCCTAATGCGGGTTTTCTGTTCTGGACTATCAACGAACATGACGGCGAACGATATTTTACTATCTGGCAAACATACGGTGATATGAAAGTAATAGGAAAATACATCGTTGAAGTAATGAAGATGAATGATCTTAATGTAATTGTAACGGCAACACATCGAAGCGTGCGCGGTTTCATTAAAAAGTGGAACATGGAACGTGTTCCAACTATGGACTATACCTATAATGGGTTTGATTACAAAGTACTGAAAACGGTGCGAAAACACCTTGAAGCGACTTTGTAGAAAGGAAAAGCATGTTTAAATTTGACTTGCAATTATTTGGCGGCGGTAAAAAGTCGAAGGTAAGCAGCATTGATGCCAAACTGCCTACGGCAACGGCCGACGAAAAGCAACTATTACAAGGCCAAATGGATTGGATTAATAATACCAATCGAAGCGCCAACACCTTGCAAGGTATGGGCGATGCGGCCTTGAATAACGTGATAACGCCAGAATACGGCAATATGTATAATGCGTATTTAGGCGCTAACCGTGGCAATCAAAATGCAATCGGTGCGTTGCAGAACCTAGTAACAACTGCCGGCGCTAAGAATTTAACGGATAACACCAGATACGCAAATCAGTTAGCGGCCAGCGTTGATAGTATGAACAACGGCGCAAGCCAACTGGCTAACGAATATAACGGTGCATTGCTTAATAATCAAAACGCAATGGATAGCATTACAAACGGCCAACTACCTACAGGCTATGCAGATGCTAGACGGCAAGCGTTAAACAATGATTTACAGGCAACCGTAGGCAATGCAGTTTCTGGCCTAGCAAGTCGCGGCATTGTGAATTCATCTATTACAGATAATGCATTAAATGATATTAGCAAGAACGCATCTAATACACTTGCGGCACAATATTCAAATGATTTAGGCCAAGCGGCGGCACTCAATACGCAAGCGCTTAATAATAATTTAAGCGGCATCGGTGCAAAAATGGGGTTATGGGGTAATACCTATAATAACAATCAAAACGGTATTATTAATCAAGCAAATCTAATGAACCAAGGTTATGCAAATCAGATGAATAACGCCGGCACCGCAGCGGGTTTAGTAGGCCAACGCGAAGGGTTAGCGCAGAACCCTATTAATACAGGCGCAACAACACAAAGCGCGGCAATTCAACCGGCGAAAGATTACTACTCTATGTCTCAGTTGAATAACGCGGATCAAGAAGATTTACTTAATAGATTTATGTCATTACGCTATGGACTAGCACAACCAGCACAAACAATGGTTAAACAAGGTTCTGGCGGTTTCTTTGGAGGACTTATGAAAGGTTTTTGTTTTGTAGCGGGTACTGAAATTGCAACGCCAGAAGGCGGTAAGGTTATTGAAACGTTTGTAAATGGTGATACTGTTATCACGTTGGGTGCGGTTAATGATGTAATTGCATTGCATGATATGGGCGAAAAAGAAACACATCGCCTTGAAACTGTATCTTTTGGCGTAACAACTACGCCTACAGAAAAGGTATTGACTCCGGAAGGCTTGAAATTAGTTAGTGAATTGGTAGTTGGCGAAGTTATTATGACGGTTAATGCTTATGAACCTGTTACACTCAGCGAAGCAACTGGCAATACTGAACACGTTTACGAATTGCAATGTACTGGTGATAACTTATTCTATGCTAACGGCATTATGGCGGAAGGCATCAACGAAGATGAATTGAAAGCTATTGCCGAAGCACCGGAAGAAGCACCGGAAGAAGCACCGGAAGAAAAGCCGAAAAAGAAAACTACAAAGAAATCTAACAAATCTGATGAACCAGTAGACGAAGAAAGCGAAGAAAACAAGAAAGTAGAGGAATAACACAATGGGCGTTATCTACGTTAAAGATTTTGAACCATGGGCGGCGTTGGGTGAATTAGCCGGTCAATATTTCTCTCACCGTTTAGGGGCATTACAAAATAATAAAATGGCTAAAGGCTATCAAGCAATGCTAGGCGGTGGCGGTGGTGGCGGGGAACAAGACCCGAACACACCGCAAATTGTGGATAATAATAACCGCATGGCGGGAATGGGTATGCAACAACCTAATAGCGCCGGTCAAATTAATCAATTATTGTCTAATTCTAATAACACATTTGCCAATAACTTGATGCAAAAGAATAATATCGGTTTATGGGGCGGTCAAAATCCAGCCGCGCCAGCGCAACCGATGCAAGCTAACACAGATGCGCCAAGTAATCCGGTTACGGATCAGCGCTTTAACGCTTATATGAATGAGCCAAGCCCTATGATGCAACAACAATTAAAAGCACAGGCAGCACAGGCACCGCAAATGCCAGCAACGCCAGCGCAACTGCAACAAAACACGGGGTTATGGAACTTTCAAAATCTAAATAATACTGGTATTAATACAGGGTTACCGCAATCATACCAAGAAATGATGCAACAAAGACAAAACGCACCTTTTCATGGGGCGCCCAATTCGGCCGTAAATGGTAACGCCGAAGCGGATAAAGCGCCTGGCCAATACTCTATACCAGATAAAGCAAGCGTAACAAGCGAAGCACGTAAACAACTAGGGGCGAATACACTCGCCCTAGTTAAAGCCGGTTTTGATTTTAAGACGGCGCAAGGTTTAGCCAGCGAACAATATCAAACCGACGTTAATAATATGTACATGCAGCAAGTCAACGAATATCAAGAAAAAGTGCTTGAACCTATGCGCCAACAAATCATGAATAATCTTGTATTTACGCAAGATAAAGACGGCAACCCGGTTGTAGATACCTATAACACAAAACGGGTTAAAGGATTGGCGCCAGCCGTTGCAAGATACAATTATCTAGCAAGTAAGGTAGGCGCTGGTACTATTGATATGAATAACTTGAATTCTATTGCGGCACTTGATAAACCGGATTACAAATTTAGTAGTGCGCAAAACGGCCATATTGTACGTTACAATATGGGCGACGGTACTATTCAAGATATGGGCGGTTATGGCAAGGTCGAAACCAAACAATTTGCGAACGGTCAAGTTATTGTTATGACGCCAGATGGTCAAATGAAAAATATCGGCAATTTCGGTGCGAAGAATATCAAGGTTATGCCAGACGGTAAAACGTATATTGTTGGATCAGATGGCAGCATGAAATATGTAGGTACTCACGTTAAGCCGGCAACGGCTACACAGTCCGGCACTAGTGGATATAATGCGCAAGTGTTGCGTACGTTATCAGCGCAGCATACCGCATGGGTAAAAGCTAATCCAGACAAAGCAGAAACAGAAAGCCCTTATTATGGGCAATTACAAAGCGCATTAAGCGGTGCGCCTACTGCTGGCGGTGGTGGTGCTGCTGGAACACCTACAGTTAAACGTCAACCGACATATTCCAGCGAAGAACAAGCAGCAATTTCCAAGCGAATGAACGAACTATCAGCGCAAGGCTGGAGCGACGACCAAATAGCGGCGGAACTTGATGCGGCCGGATACGGTCAATATAAATCGTGGTTAAAATCTTATTAATAAAAGGGGTAGACTATGGGTGCGTTTGATGATATTACAAGCCAATACGGCAAGGCAGCTGGAAACGGTAACGCCTTTGAAGATATAACAACCGAATACGGTTATGACGTAGGCAACGCGCCCAAGCCTACGTTTTGGGATAGCGTTAAAAATAATGCTGAATACGTTGCTAATGGCGTAAAAAATAATATCGAATGGATTGATAAAACCGGTAAAGAAATTAATGACAATGTAGGCAATACGTTAATAAACTGGAAAAATGACGTTGTAAACAAATCAAACAATCTCGGTAATGAGTATTCTAAAAGTGCTGCTAATGCCATTGAAGCAAATGGGGATAATTTTTCAGCATTTGACGATAACGGCGACTTTATAAACGAACATGCAACGCCGGGCCTAAACAAGGCAAGAGTAGAAACATATAACACCGCAGTTGGCAAGCCGGCTGGATATCTAGCAATTACTCCGTATGTTCCACCACCGGTGCGAATAGCTGCCGGCGTTCTTGCTGCACCTACGATTGCAAGTGATACGGCGGAAATGTATAACGCAAATGAAGCCGCAGAAAACGAAGGAACGGCACCGGACGGAATTTTAGGGAATAAATATGTTGCTACGGCAAAAAATGTTTTAGTAGACCCAATCGCTGAACCGGTTGGGCGTTTGGTTGATGATCCAGGCGAATTCGCAAAGAATATTGCCATGAACCCTACCAACTTATGGGATAACGTGTTTTTACCGGTTGGCATGGTTAAAGGCGTAACACCTAAAAAGGTATCTGGCGCAATCGGTGAGCGTGTAGGACGTGCAGCGGAACATATCAAAGAAAAGGCATCTAATGCATTTGAAGATATCGGGGAACGTTTTTCTAAAGACGAACCACATATGCAAGAAGGGGTTATGTACAATGCGTTTGAGGATATTCCAGTACCGGAAGAAACTGCAAATGCAGTAGAACCACGCGAATACTCTGAAGGCGGTTTGAACGGGCAACCTATGGAAGGTGAAACAGGCAATATCCAAGCGGATATATATAACCGGTATCGTCAAAATGGGTTAAGCGACGTTGAAGCGGCTGCCATGACTGGTAATATTGGCGCCGAAAGCAGTTTTAGTACAACGGTTACAAGTGGCGACGGCTACGGTTCCCGTGGTTTGGTTCAATTTACTGGTGATAGATTGAACGGCGAAAAAGGTTTATTGAAATTTGCGGAAAGTCGTGGGTTAGATCCGTGGGATTGGCGTACGCAAGTTGATTTCAGCGTATGGGAATTACACAATACCGAAAGCGCTGCACTTGAAGCAATGCGGGCACGCCCAGATGCAACGCCGGAAGAAATGGCCGTTATCATACGTAAAAATTACGAAAGACCAGACCCAGCAGTTGCACATGATGATGTAAGGGCGCAAATTGCTAAAGAAACATTCGACGGCAATTATGGTAAATATGAAAATAGGCCACGTGATAATACATCGTTTAAAGATAGTACGCTAGACCCTAACTATAGAGGAAATGAACAACCGTTTAAAGATGAGTTTATAGAAAACGAAAAATCTGTAAATGGTGAAGAACCACATACCGATTTAAACAGTTTTGTAGAAAATACAGATAAAAAACAGGTTAAAACAGAAGATTTAGGTATAAACTATCAAGGCGAAGGCGAAACGACCCGTACAGGCGAAATAAATGAATTTCAGCCGAAAGACCGCATAAATACTGACTTTGTAGATGGTGAAAAACCTAAATTTGAAGAAAAAGCACTTGAAAACGATGCAAGTACTCAATTTAGATATGAAGAAGATACACCAAACGAAAGTTTACGAAATGCACTTGACGATTTGCCGCCAAAAGCAAAAGAAACTATTATAAATGAATTGAAAGATAATGCATCTGAACCACGATATACCGAATTAGAAAATAAAGTACAATCTAATACGGAAATATTGAAAGATTTAAACAAGGCAACAAAGCCAGATATTCCCAAAACTGAACTTGATGCGGTTAAGGTTCGTTTATCTGAAAGCCTAGACGTACCAGTTGAACGATTGAACAACGAATACATGGAAACGGTTCGCCGTGATCGTGCTGCTGAATTAATAGCAGATACGAAAGAACTGAAATTAATGCAAGCAGAACCGGCAGAAGGTGGCGTGAGCAAATACGCGCAGCAACCTAGCCAGCTATTAGACAATGCAACGCATGAGCAAGTACGCGATGCGGTTGTAAAAGCCTTTGACGGCAACGAAGCAATGGCAAATCGTTATTTGGAAAGTAAAGGCGTTAGACCTACGGAACCGCTACAATATAGCGTTAAAGGTAACGAAACGCCGCATACTGGCATTGATGAAGTAGGGCGGTTAGGCCGAAGCGTAACGCGTAGGGAAATATTAGATGCAGTTAATCACTTGTTTAATCAACGCGTTAAAAGTGGCCGTTTGGGCCGTCCTAACGTGCGCGGCTGGTATAACACAAAAACCGATGTAATTCGTAGCGGTAATTATGGAGAAATTCCAGTTATCATGCATGAATTGGGGCATTATGTAGATAATTATTTTGGTTTCAGTAAAGATGCACGGTTCAATACCGAATTTAACGGCGTTATTCAAAATCGTTTTGGTAAAGCGTACAACAAATTAGGCGATGAAGGAATTCGCGGGGAAGGTTACGCAGAATTCTTTAAGGACTATGTAAGTGATCGCGCGAAAGCAAAACGGGAATTCCCAGAATTCTACAATCATTTTACGGAAGCAATCGCAAAAGAACCGGAATTGAACGGTATAACCAATAAATTATCGCAGCTGGTTCATGAATGGCACCGTCAAGGCGGGGCGGAACGTGTTAAGGGTAGTATTTCGTTTGAAAGTAAAGGTAAAGTAAGCCAAGCTATTGATGCGGTTAAGCGTGGCGAAGCTAAAGACGTAATAAAAAAAGCATTAAACGACGTATACACTAAAGCCATTGATGAATTGAACCCGTTGAAGGATTTAGTGGAACAAGTCGAACGAGAAACAGGCGAAAAGATTTCATTTGATGATAACCCGTATATGCAAGCATGGTTAGCGCGTGGCTGGGTTGGTAAAGCTGAAACTCTTATTGAACACGGTGCGCCGGAACATGGTATAAAATCACTCAAAGATATTTTGAAAGGTATAGGCGAAAAGGAACATAAGGATTTCTCCGCATACCTTGTAGCCTTGCATGATTTAGACCTACACAAAAACAAACAAAAAGCAACGTTTGATTATACAGAAGATGCTGCTGTTTTAGGTAAGCACGCCGGAAACGAACGTTTTCAAAAGGCAGCAGATGCAATATATAAATATCAAGATTACATGTTGCAAATGTTAGTTAAAGAAGGCATGCTAACGGCTAAGGCGTATCATACAATGCGTAAAATGTACCCGCATTACACTCCATTTTTCCGCGACATGTCAGATGCTGGCATGCAATCGTTTTTATCTGGTGGGAAGGGTTTCGTTGATGTATCTAGTCCGGTGAAACGTTTCAAAGGCAGCACGCGCGATATTATAGATCCGTTGGAAAGCATCGTAAAAAATACATTCCAATTCTATAACGCAGTAGAACGCAATCACGTTGGGCATACATTTGCGAAACTAGCCGACAAAAACGGCGTAGGGCAAATTGTGGAACGTGTAAATGGTAACAAAGCAAAAACTGATAATACATTCAACGTTTGGGAAAACGGCGAAAAAGTAACGTATGAAACAACGCCGGAACTTATTCAAACGATGCGTATGTTAGATAGGGAACAATCAAACATGGTTGCCAAAATCTTATCGTATCCGGCTAACTGGTTACGTGCTGGCGCTACATTATCACCAGAATTTATCTTGCGAAACCCTGTACGCGATATGATAGGCGCATCTATTTATTCCAAACATGGTTTTATTCCTGTAGTTGATACCTTCAAAGGATTGGCGCTATTCCTTAAAAAAGGCGAATTATATTGGGAATATATGAAGTCCGGCGCAGCACATGCGGCAATGGTTTCATTAGACCGCGACTATTTAGGCGGTCAGTTACGCGATATTATGAGCCGTGAAAGTAAGGTTACTAAGTTAATTAAAAACCCTATTGAAGTGTTACGCGCTATGAGTGAAGCAACAGAAATGGCAACACGATTGGCGGAATTTGACAATGCACGAAAGGGTTATACTGGGGTAAGCAATCGACTATTTGGAAAAGATAGAAAGCCTTTAACTGCAAGAGAAGCAGCACTAGAAAGCCGTGATATAACGCTAGATTTTAGCCGTAGAGGTTCACATGTTAAAAAGGCAAATCAAGTAATAGCCTTCTTTAATGCTACAATCCAAGGTGCTGACAAAATGGCGCGTGCTTTCAAAGAAGACCCGCGCGGTATGACGGTTAAGACTATGCTATATATCACGTTACCAAGTATTTTGTTATGGTACATGAATAAAGATGATGAACGATACCAAGAGTTGCCACAATGGGAAAAAGATACATTCTGGATTATTCCGGGCAAAGAAAATATGTATAGGGTTCCTAAGCCATTTGAAGCTGGCGTGCTATTTGGTACATCGTTTGAACGTATGCTACAGTATTTTGACGATGCAAAAAACAACCGTAAAAGCGTAGGTTTTAAAGGGTTCGGTGATAGGGTAATTGATAGCCTTGCACCTAGTTTTATGCCTACTGCCATGATACCGGTTGTTGAAGCTATGACAAATTACTCTTTATTCAGACAGCGGGATATTATTCCGCAATCTCAAGAAAACTTGCCGGCACGTCTACAGTACGGCGCTAATACTAGCGAAGTCGCAAAATTTGTAGGCGATAAAATCAACGTTTCACCGTATATTGTAGATAATACAATAAGAGGGTACGGCGGCGGACTTGCTGGTTTAGGTTTAAGCGGTATTGATGCGATATCTGGTGCAAAAGAAAACAATGCATCTAAAAAATGGTACGAAGCGCCGGGATTAAGAGGGTTTACGGCGGCACCTTATCAATCATCTAATAGCGTGCAGCGTGTTTATGATGATTATAAGGAACAAGAAAAGCTACACAATGAGTTTAAACTCACAGGGCAACGCCCAGAAGGGTACGATGCCAAAGAATTCGCAAAACTCAAAAATGCTAGTGATAGCTTAAAAGGTTTGAACAAAGCATCTAAGGCGATCATTAATAATGAACGCATGAGCGGCGAACAAAAGAGGGAACAATTAGACAAAATCAATATGAGAAAAGCCAATATAGCGCGTAGCGTTTATGGATTGGGTAAGGTTAAATAAGGGGCGCATAATGGAGTTTATTGTAAATTTTTTTGTTGAGTGTTGGAACTCTTTAACGGAAGGGTTCGTATTGAAGGCAATATTAAGTTTTGCGGCAGCCGTAGCGATATGGCTTATTGGAATTAAACACGTCCAGATTTTGGGCGTGTTTATTTTATTGGTATTCATCGACCTTTTCACTAAATGGGCGGCTATTGCCTATCAAATGTTAATTGATGAATACGGCTATGATAAAGACCAAATGGCGGTATGGGAAAAGTACCGCGCAATACCGTTGGCGTTTGAAAAGGGCCTAATTTCCAGCCGATACATGCGAAAAGGTTTTGTGTTCAAAATTTTAACGTATGTAGCGGCTACAATGGCGGCCGTATTATTCGATGAAATGAGCGGTCAAAAGCAATTTGCGGTATCGCTAGTATGGTTATATCTGGGTTCCTGTGAATTCCTGTCTATTATGGAAAACCTACGCGACGGCGGAAATGCGATGCTAGGTAAATTCTTAGATTTAATTCGAACAAAAATTGAAAATAAAGTTAAATTATAGGGGGTACCATGCGAGGTATTGATGTAAGCGAAAATAACGGTGTAGTTGATTGGGGCGCGGTCAAGGCTAATGGGTTTGATTTTGCAATCATTCGCATCGGTTATGGTCGCGGTAATTTAGATAGTGAATTCTATAACAACGTAAACGGTGCAATTAATGCCGGTTTAGCTATTGGGGTATATCATTATTCCTACGCCATGAACGAAGACCATGCAGCAGATGAAGCGGAATTCGTATTGAATACACTTAATGATGCCGGCTTAACTGTGGATAAGTTGCCAATGGGTGTATGGTTCGACATGGAAGATGCGGACGACTATAAGGCGGAACGTGGCATGCCTACGGGCCAAGAATTAACAAATATTTGTAGCGTGTTCATCAATAAGTTATGGCAAGCTGGTTATGTAAATACCGGCCTATACGCTAGTTATGACTGGTTAGTAAATGTATTAGATGTTAGCCAGTTGGGCGGTTGCGCTATTTGGTGCGCGCAACTTAATAGCCAATGCGACTATGAAGGCGCTAATTTGTGGCAATATACATTTACTGAAAACATTGAAGGCAAGGAATTTGATGCGGATTTAGTATTGAATTGGCCTATCTAACGGGGGTATTGTATGGATACTATCAAGCAATTCATAAGGGCGTATTTACCAGTTATCACAGTAGCATTACTTATGCTGCTGGTGGTAGTCGCTGGCCTGTTCGCCTATAATATGATGCATACCAAAAAGCTACAAGAACCGGTTATTATCAATCAGACCATAGCGAAGAACCCGCACAAAATGGCGGATATATTAAAAATCACGCCGAAGGAAGCAACGGAAGTTATTTCCTATAAGGAAAGTACTGAACCTGTGGCAACGTATTATACACAGGCGCCAACGCTACATGATGCGGCCGTTGTTACAAAAAATGCTATCAAGGATAAATCGCCGAATATTCCAAAGGAAGCTATAGAAAAAAGTGATAGAACCGCAGTTGTTGAAAATACCGATGAAAATAAGGTTGATGTGTACAAAATCAACCTTAATAAAGCACATCGCATTATGGGCGGCGTTACGGTACTGGAAACAGGAAAGGTATACGAAACTATAGGGTATCAAGCGGGCGACTTTCAAGGCCTAGCGCATTTTGACGGTAAGCAATTTAAAGGAGCCAGCGCGCTTTATACATTCGCGAAATGGTAGGTGATCCGATTATCTCCGAGTTGCACGGCTTGCAACAGTAAACTATTAGTTGATACTTGAAAGGGAAATATTATGAAAACATTTACATTTGAAGGCAAAACTCATATGTTCGCAGAAGAAGTAGAACCAAAGAAAGACGGTTTATATACCGCAACACTCACAGACCATAACAACGTACGTTGTGAAATGTGGTTTGTAAACGGCGAATTGAAACGCCTTGTTGAATTAGATTAATACTAAAAGGGGTACCATAGCGGTACCCCTCTTTTTTGTTTGACGTCAAAAATACGGCAAAAATTTCATGTAAAACTATATAATTTTGTGGTTAGCATTTTAAAATTTACGTTTTGGCCAATCAGTTAAAAGCTACAATATGCTATTTTATGGATAAAAAGCATCATATACGATATAATAAATGAGATATAACAAATTGCCTATAAAACGCCTTATTTAAAGTATCTT